GCACAAGATGCTTTAGCCTGGGATTCGTTGTAAAGAACGTTATGGACACCCGCAACAAAGAGAGAATCCATTTTACATACTTCCTGACCACCGACATATAAAGAAAATTCGGTTGGTGCAGCTCCAGACCTGAACAAACTTGCGGCGTTATTACCTTGAAGGTTAATATTTGTGGCTTCGATCCATACATAACTTAAGAGATCACCCTTAGATCTGATTGGAATAACAACTTCGTTACTCGCACCAAATGTTCCGATGTAATCCATACGTTCGGGTTTAATGGCGAAGTTTGTGTGACGTTTATAGTTTTGTCTAAAAAAAGAGACTTGAGGATCGCCCGTGATATAGACGTCCTGGGCACCGACTGAGACAAGATCAATCAAAGCAGCTGACATATTTACTACTATACTATATTAAAAAAATCGGGCGTTGACGTAATAAGATAAAATGGTCGTGTTCCAAGTATTGACCTGGGAAACACAAGACACGGAGGACGAACATTTAATTAGTATTTTTGGTAAAACAAAAGAAGGTAAATCTGTATGTGTCACGACTAGTTTTACACCATACTTCTTCGTGAAACTCCCGAAGAAAGTGTCACAATTAGATATTCGCAATTTATATACAAAGATTGATAAAGTGTGTCCTGAATGTTTAGTAAGTTATGACATCGTTCAATCTAAAGATGTTTGGGGATTTCAAAATAATGAAAAATTTATTTTTATGCAATTAAATTTCAAGAATTTGGCGGCGCGACGTATGGTAAATGGGAGATTAAAACGTACATTACCTGATGAATCTATAAAATATAAAGTCTATGAATCAAACCTCGATCCCGTTTTGAGATTAATGCACCGAACCAATATTCAATCGACTGGATGGATGGATTCTGGAGACGCGTGTGTTCGTTCACATTTAGCACGTGTTAATATAGACCTTTTTTGTAATGATTGGAAAACACTTAAACCGGTTGATATTCCAGAGACTGCACCTTTCGTTGTAGCATCCGTGGATATTGAGTGCAATAGCTCAACGGGTAAGTTTCCTGATGCAGATGTAAAAGATGATGCATGTTTTCAAATCGCTGTATCACTTGCACATTTTGGTTCGGATATACCATACGATAAAACGTGTTTTTGTTATAAAAAAACTGATTCAGATTTGGAAGGGTGTATAATTAAGAGTTACGAAACAGAACGCGAAATGCTTATGGCGTTTAAGGAGTACATCATGGAAAAGGAAATCGATATCATAACTGGATGGAACATATTCGGTTTTGATTTAGAGTATATAATGAAACGAGCGGTTATGACAAAATGTGATTCATCTTTTTATGAAATGAGCAAATTGAAGAATCATTCATGTGCGCTTGTATATAAGAAGTTATCTTCAAGTGCACTTGGTGATAACGATCTTAAAATTTTACCTATGCCGGGTCGATTTATTTTTGATTTGTTCCATGAAGTAAAGAAAGGGTACAAACTCGATTCGTATAAACTCGATAACGTTTCCAAACTGTACCTCGGTGATAATAAAATTGATATGCCCCCGAAAGAAATGTTTGCGCGTTTTGTCGAAGAAGATCCCGTAAAATTACGTGAGGTTGCTGAATACTGTATCAAGGATACACTTTTACCTCATCGTTTGTTATCAAAATTATCTACACTTGTTAATCTCCTAGAAATGGCTAAAGCGACGTGGGTTCCCCTGTGTTATCTTGTGGAAAGAGGACAACAAATCAAAGTGTTTAGTTTACTAACAAAAAAGGCGCGTGAAATGGGATTTATGGTTCCAACTATATCATGGGGCCAGTATTCTACAGTTGGATACGAAGGTGCGACTGTTCTAGAAGCACAAAAGGGGGCATATTATACACCAATTACAGCTCTAGATTTTGAAGGACTGTATCCATCGATTATGATGGCACATAATTTATGCTATTCATCTATGGTTATGGATTCAAAGTATGAAGATATTCCTGGTATAAAATACGAAACGTTTGGGTTTTATAAATTTGCACAAGATGTACCCAGTCTTTTACCGAGTATTCTTTTAGAACTGAAACAGTTTCGTAAACAAGCTAAAAAGGATATGGCACAATCGACTGGTGCTCTAAAAGAAATGTATAATGGTAAACAGTTAGCGTATAAGGTATCTATGAACTCTGTATATGGTTTTACAGGTGCGGCAAAAGGTATGTTACCATGTGTACAAATTGCATCAACGGTAACTCTAAAAGGACGGAGTATGATCGATGAAACAAAAGCGTATGTCGAAAAGAATTTTCCGGGTGCAAAGGTAAGGTATGGAGATACCGATTCTGTTATGGTTGAATTTGATGTGGGAAACCGAAAGGGAAAGGAGGCTATTGAATACAGTTGGGAAATTGGTGAACGTGCTGCAGAAGAGTGTACTAAACTTTTCAAAGCACCAAACAATCTCGAACTTGAAAAGGTATATTGTCCATACTTTTTGTATTCAAAGAAACGGTACGCAGCAAAACTTTGGACAAAAGGTAAAGATGGTAATATGAACATGGATTATATAGACGTTAAGGGTCTTCAATTAGTACGAAGAGATAATACACCTCACATGCGTGAAGTCTGTAAAGAACTTCTCGACGTCGTTTTAGAAAGTAGTGATACTGGACCACCAAAGGCACTTGCTCTACAAAGGGCTATTGAACTTATTGAAGGTGATATACCTAATGAAAAACTTATTTTAAGTCAGGGTTTATCAGATTCATATAAATCACAAAACTTGGCTCATGTTCAAGTACGTAATAAAATGCGGGAACGACAACCTGGTTCGGAACCACAATCGGGTGATAGAGTGCCTTATATTCTTCTTGATACTGGAGACCCAAAGGCAAAGGCATATGAAAAGGCTGAAGATCCTAAATATGCAAAAGATCATAATTTAAAAGTGGATTATAATTATTATTTCATAAACAAGTTTCTAAATCCAGTATGTGATTTAATAGAACCACTTTTTGAAGATCCAAAAGAAGAAATATTTGGTGAACTTTTAACACGTGTAAAACCTAAACGACGACCAAAGAAAAAAGTGGAAGATGAAGGGCAACAAAAAATTAGTGATATGTTCAAAACACTTAAAAAATAACGACGTATATAAAATAATGTCTAGAAAACAGAAGAAGCATGATCTTATAGACGATTTTAGACCAATTATACAAAAACATAAAGAAGAAGATAATTATTTATCTCGTTTAGACATGTGTATGATAATTTCCAAAGAATTGGGTATTAGTTTAAAAGTATTATGTAATTTAATTCCTAATGAATTATCATCTAAATTTTGTAAAGGTTTTAAAAAGGATGGTACACCTTGTACTGCAAGATCTAAATTTAATGGGATGTGCGGAAGTCATATTGATCAACCTCAGCTTATGAGTCCAATAGAAATGACTCCAAAAAATAATGAAGGTATACGGCATACACATAGTTTAACAGAATGTATATTTAAACCTGGATGTCCGGCGTGTGAAACATCAAGAAAGTCATTTAGAGAATTGCGTGGATTAATGTAATAATGAATAAATCAGCTATTCTACTAACATCAATAGATACTTTTTATAATATTCCCGAGAATAGAGCTACTCTTTTAGAAATTCTAAACAAAACCGGTGGTATTTCTTTGCGAAATCTTGAGTGGTTTATAACTAACTATTCTAAGAAAAACAATTTATCGTATAAGACAAAAGATGGTAAAATATTTAGTGTACATTGTGCATACAAATCGAGTTTAGATGGGTACAGTAAAAAATTATTTGATCCATTTTGTCGATCGTCCAAGATATCGTATACTGTTCCAGGTACATCCAATGAAATACATACGACTGTAGCACAGCTGAATTTCATAAGATGGTGTATAAAAAACAATATAATTGAGTATATTCACGATCATAAAAATGCACTTTTTTCTAAACAAGTGTCATAACACCATTTTCAAAAATAAAAGTTTGGTACCCTACATAATAAAGATGTAGTGTATAATCACTGGTAAGTCCAGGTTCCATAGTTACATCTAAAACAGTTCTATTTGATTGTAACTGACTAAAATCCAACATCCCCGATGGTTCCACATTAATCGGATTCATCGAGAATGCATATGTGTATATATTTCGTAAAGGTCTTGATAAACGACTTGAAAATGGAACAACGTATTTGAAATATTTATGATCACTATCTTCTATATTCGGTATATCTTCACCATTTACAAATATTTTAGCCTTTGCCATCGGTGGGTTGTAAAATTCATTATTTACTGAATACTCTACATTTGAGGAAAAGTTATATCTATTTGCAAATACATTTGCAAGTAGAGTTGTACCACCCGTAATTACATCTTCATTTTCAAAAGATTTTTGTCTAAAAAACCAGTTTAATGTTTTAACAGGTATATTTGGAACAAGTTCAAGTTTTGTGGTTTTTACCCCTGTAGATATATCCAAAGTAGGGTGTTTTTTAACAATGTCTGTAACGAGTACATGTCTTTTATTTGCTATATACGTGCGTTCAGATGGTTCGAGTGTTATTTCCTCCGTAACAATATCAAATTCACTCAAAGATAATGTATCTGATTCGTTTGTAAAAAAGGTCTGTTTATGAAATTCAAATTCAAATTGAAGTTTTTGTTTATGGATAGCACATATTGGAAAATAAGGACGATTTGGTTTATTTGTTTCGTATTCATCACTTTCATACTTACGTGAAAAGAGTAAAGGTATAGGAATATAAACACGAGATTTAGCTTGTGCTAATACCTGATTACCGGCTAATAAAGATGTATCTTCTGCATTATTTCTATTTAAAGTGTATCTTTTTGTTCTTTTTTCAGATTCATCGAGGTATAATTCATCGTATATGATACCCCAATCACCATGATATTTTTCAACGACAGTTTCATCAACACGCATGGTTACAGATTTAAAAATATGTCGTCCTATTTGATCCGCATAATAACTATCAGTTCCTGTTAATCTGGGTAATTCAAATGTCACGTACATATTTGATAAAAGATCACCCATATTTCGTGGATTATATGTAACTTTTATAGTTTCACCGAATGGCCATGACGCCAATGTATTACTTGGTTTATTAATATTTAAATTTTTATGAAATTTTGTAAAATTAGCATGTCTTTTAGGTTCATACTTAAAGAGTGAATGAATAGGATCATCTTCTAAAAGGTATGTATCTTGTTTACCAATTGCATTGAGTGATATTATAGAACCGGTATTTGGACCGGATGTATCACACATACTTACTACTTATTGTTTATATATTTTTAAATCCCTTTTCCACATATCGACATGAGATAATTGTTGTAACATGTCAAGTTCTATTCTCGATTTTGTAGTTTCTTCCCTGAGGTTTTGTACAGCTTCGTGAGTGTACTGATATGTTTTAATATTCAATAAATACTCATACGAATTATCTATTTTATCAAATAGTTTTTTCATTTCGTGTTCGAGATCCGACCGTTTACGTTTAAACACAATAAGTTTTTCGTAAATAACCATATCAATAAATTTTGACACATTTTCTAATTTTTTTACTTTATTTTTCAGTGTAGTAATAAGATGTATTTTTCTTTTCTTATATGTTTCTGATCGTATACCAACAAAATCGAATAGTATTTCTTCTGGGCTAGTATATTTATGAATACCTTTTGTGGGGTGAAACAAATGCATATTTGATACATGAAACGTTTTCTGAAGTTTGAAATCTTTTATAATATCGCCACCAGTGTACCCCGTTATCTCAAAATTAACATTTTCGGTTGTACTGTTATTTACATAATTTGTAATTTTCTTTTTTTCGATAAGGGTATCGAGGTACTCCTTATATTCCTGTGTCCAACGTCCCGGTGGAAGTTCTGTTATAGATATATTTTTACTCGAAGATTTCCATACACCTTCTGTAATCCATAACCCATCTTCATTACTAAAAACACGACCTTTAAATTTATCAAACCACGGTTTCATTGGAATAACAGTTTCACCCTTAATTATACGTTCAATATTTGCACGTATATCATTCGGATTAAACGGTGGTATATATGAACTAAAACCCGTGCCAATACCTTCGGTTCCATTTACTAAAACAGTTGGTAAAATGGGAACATAATAATCGGGTTCTATTTGTTTACCGTCATCGTCGAGGTAGTTTAATACTGGATCATCCCTCGAATCAAATAGTATTCGCGCATTTTTAGTCAGTTTTGTAAATATATACCTAGTCTGACTTGCATCTTTACCACCCATGAGACGTGTACCAAATTGACCACATGGTTCAAGTAAATTAATATTATTCGATCCCGTAAAATTATGCGCTAATTTTACAATTGTATCCGCCAAAGATACTTCACCGTGATGATAGGATGTTTTTTCTGAAACGTATGCGGCCAATTGCGCAACCTTCATTTCAGTTGTAAGATTTTTTGTGAAACATGCATATAATACTTTTCTCTGAGACGGTTTTAATCCATCAGAAACGTGTGCAATAGACCTTTTTAAATCAGCGAGACTGAAATTTACTAAATCTTTATGAATAAAATCAGAAATACCAAGACGTTCAACGTTACCATACGGTATTTCAAGTTCGGACGCCTTCTTTTCTGTACTTTCAAGTAACCATGTTTTACGTAAATCTGATTTTGTCTTATCGAATGCGAGAATTATAGATTCGTCCATGGAACTATCTGCATCAAATTGAACAGTAAGATCTTTTATTTTTTTAAAGTATTCGCGTGCCTCCACAGATGTAGATGTACCGAGACCCTTATAATATTTAATTTTCCACCCAGCTTTACCGTTACCGTACCATTGTCTAAACGTCGAGTCCGTATAAAACGATTTTGTTTCTGAACCCTTGGTTGCTTTTATGATAGGAGTGACCATACTTACAACAAATTTTAAATTGAGTAAACTTGGCCAGAAATAATGAATCATGTTAAGAATGAGACCCTTGATATGACTTCCATCATTATCTGCATCAGTCATTATCATGAGTCGCCCGTATCTGAGTTCGGAGAGTGACGTATACACTTTACCTTGTTGAAGTCCCAAAATCTTTTTAAGGTCGTTAAACTCTTTGTTTTCGGTAAGTTGTTTTACACTCGCGTCACGAACGTTTTTGCATTTACCTCGAAGTGGGAAAACACCATAATGATCGCGACCAACAACCGAAAGACCAGCAATTGCAAGTGTTTTCGCAGAATCACCTTCTGTAACGATAAGAGTACATTTACCAGATTGTGTAGTACCAGCCTTATTCGCATCGTCAAGTTTTGGAATACCCGTTATTTTCGATTTACGAGAACCATCCGTTTTTTTCAATTCTTTCATTTCACGAAACTTTGATATAGCCATTAGTTCACTTTGAATACTCGTTTTTAGAATATTTTTTATAAACGTTTTTGACGGTTCAAATTTACTCCCAAAATCCTGTGGTTTGAGTGTACATTCCGATTTAACCTGACTACTAAAACTTGGATTGACAAGCGTCGATTTTACAAAAACAAAAAATGCATTCTTGACTTGTTGTGGTCGAAGTTTTATCTTCTTTGCCATATCATCAATTATACCATTCGCGAGTATTCCTGAAACGTGGTCAACATGTGAACCACCTTTTGTAGTACAAATACCATTCACAAATGATACGTGTTCGAAACCATCATCCGAAGGTGCGATACATATCGACCATCTATCACTTGTGAATGTACACATTTCATCAGATCTCGTGTACATTTTTGCATATGTATTGAATGTAGCTTTAGGTAACGCTTCACCTTGAAACTTCACTTTACAGTTTTGTGATGTACAAATGTTCGCATCATACACGCGTTTTTCAAATATTTTGTATATAGAATCATCCATTTTTGTCATACCAAAACGTTTCCAATCGGGAACAAAAGTAATCGAAACGCTTGACGTAGTACTTGAATACTTTTTTATTTTGGGTGTACCACACAATTTCATATTATCTGACCATTGTTGTGTATATACACACTTGTTTTCACCATCTTTAATTTTTATAGAAAACTTCGATGAATAAACATTTGTAAGTTTTGCACCATACCCATTACGTCCACCCACGAGACGTTTTTGTGTATCGTCATAATTTGTACTCGTGAGTAAATGACCAAACGTTAATTCTGGGTTCCATAATCCTTCTTTTTCGTGCATTTTAACTGCAATACCACCTAGAGGTCCATTATTTTCAATTGTTATTTCACCAGACGTTTTATCGATGGAAACACTGAGTGATGTTACATTTTTAGGGTACATAGAGTTTCGATCAATCGCGTTTACTAAAATTTCGTCGAATATTTTTAAAAGTGCCGGTGAATATACAACCATTTTCTTTTCAAAGAAATCATTTTCATATATCCAGTATGGTTCTCCTACACGTGAAACAGGTCCAACGTACGAATCTGGACGTTTTAAAATATGCTCCACGTGTGTAAGTTTCTGAATACTTTCACTCATTTATACTATATCGAGTCTTTTACTTA